GTACAGAGCGAATATACAGTCATCGAGAACAACAACGGAGACTTAAAAATGAGCAAGATGACAGAAAGAGCAAGAACCTACAGATTACCGAATCCTACCACTCCGGAGGATCTGGAATGCCGCTGGAGCAAGACCTTAAGATTCGGTGATAAGGTAATCCTGGCAGGTCACTACTACAACGGAGCAGGCAAGCCCTCCTACTACGGCGCGGTTTACGAGTTCCTCACCGAAGACACCGGATGCGAGGCAGAGATCGGACTTCGGGAGGTAAGTGGCGTAGATTTCATGGATGAAGGCCATGCTCTTGAATGGGCGATGAAGAACGCCAACAATTAGTACGGAGCTTAACGGCTCCTTTTTTATACCCAAAAGATCGCTTCGGCGGTCTTTTTTTTTATGCCTGTAAGGAGGTGGGCATATGGCAATGCGGAAACTAAAAAAATACGTCCCTACCAAGTTCAAGGCAAAGAAGTCCGTGTATGATAGGGATGCCGCCGACTACGCAGTGAACTTTATTCAGGCTCTCTGCCATACCAAGGGAACCTGGGCTGGCAAGCCTTTTGAACTTATCGACTGGCAGGAGCAGATCATCCGTGATCTCTTCGGAACCTTAAAACCAAACGGCTACCGGCAGTTCAACACGGCATACATAGAGATAGCCAAGAAGCAAGGAAAATCAGAGCTTGCTGCCGCTGTGGCACTGCTTCTTACCTGCGGAGATGGCGAGGAAAGAGCCGAGGTTTACGGCTGTGCCGCAGACCGTCAGCAGGCAACAATCGTATTTGATGTGGCTGCCGACATGGTAAGGATGTGTCCGGCTCTGAACAAAAGAGTCAAAATTCTCGCCTCGCAGAAACGAATCATCTACACCCCGACCAACAGCTTTTATCAGGTTCTATCCGCAGAGGCTTATTCCAAGCACGGTTTTAACATCCACGGTGTGGTCTTTGATGAGCTTCATACCCAACCGGACAGAAAACTTTTTGATGTTATGACCAAGGGCTCCGGTGATGCCCGAATGCAACCTCTGTATTTTCTCATCACCACTGCGGGAACCGACACCAATTCCATCTGCTACGAAACCCATCAGAAGGCAAAGGATATTCTTGAAGGTCGAAAGATCGATCCTACTTTCTACCCGGTAATTTACGGGGCTGCCGAGGATGATGACTGGACAGATCCAGAAGTCTGGAAAAAGGCTAATCCATCTCTTGGAATCACCGTCGGCATCGACAAGGTACAGGCTGCCTGCGAATCAGCAAGGCAGAATCCGGGTGAGGAGAACGCCTTCCGCCAATTGAGATTGAACCAATGGGTAAAACAATCAATCCGCTGGATGCCGCTTGAGAAATGGGATGGCTGCTCTTTTGCGGTTAATCCTGATGAGCTTGAAGGCCGTGTATGTTACGGCGGTCTTGACCTGTCCAGCACCACCGACATCACCGCTTTCGTGCTAGTGTTCCCGCCGAATGATGAGGATGACAAGTATTACATCATGCCGTTCTTTTGGATTCCGGAAGACACCATGGAGCTTCGAGTTCGTCGTGATCATGTACCTTACGACGTGTGGCATAAACAGGGATTTCTGGAAACTACTGAGGGTAACGTGGTGCATTACGGATACATCGAGAAGTTCATCGAGAACCTGGGTACCCGTTACAACATCCGTGAAATCGCCTTTGACCGCTGGGGTGCTGTGCAGATGGTCCAGAACCTTGAGGGTATGGGTTTTACCGTAGTTCCTTTTGGTCAGGGCTTTAAGGATATGTCACCGCCGACCAAAGAGCTCATGAAACTCACTCTGGAGCAGAAGCTTGCCCACGGCGGTCATCCGGTTCTGCGCTGGATGATGGACAACATATACATCCGCACAGATCCGGCAGGCAACATCAAAGCCGACAAGGAGAAATCCACCGAGAAGATTGACGGTGCGATTGCCACCATCATGGGACTTGATCGTGCTATTCGATGTGGCAATGACAACGGAGCCTCAGTCTACGATGAACGCGGCATTCTGTTTATCTGAGATTTAGGTGCTTTTATGGTTTGCCTTTGCAAAGGGGCAGCGTTTTCCAATGCACTGATTGTTCTGAGAAGAGTGTGTGCAAACAATATCGGGCTTTTCCATCTCGATCCCGAAGTATTCTTTTACAAAGTCGATGGCCGAGAGAATTGAAAGAAATGAATCTCGCTTGCAGCAGCGTGGGCCTCCGATCTCACCGATAGCACCCAGTGATTTAGCAGTCATGCGGTGTGATAGCGCAAACGGCTGCTGCGAAAGAGGTGTAGATTTTGAAATGATGGATACAAACATGCCGGAACTGATACCCGCACCGCAAGCACCCCAGAAGCCGCAGGCCCCGCCGGGTACGCTCTTCCCTCGATTCATCATTTCTGCAAGTGCTGACTCAAGATCAATTGCTCCTCCCGCGTTTTTGTATGCAGTCAGGAGTGAAGCCCCAACCATGACATGATGCTCTGGGCCGTGCATATGGCAAAACGGCAAGGCCATCATCTTCTCGATGATCTCGACAGGATTCTTTGATGACTCAGCCAAGCAGAGACCGATAATCGTATCCATGCCAGCGGTATGACAATCATTGCAGACATAGTGACCATGGATACAGCGAGTCTTACTGTTTTCCTTCTTGTGGCAAATTGCACATTCCATCATTTCGTCTGCGTCAAGGTATTCTAACGGTGCTTTACAAATAAGGCATTCCTCTTTCATCGCAATTCGCCTCCATATTCCACAGGTTGGCAACCCGGTAATTACGTGCATAATACCATGCCGCAGCACTGTTTTAAAAGGCTGACGGCATTTCATTTCTCAAAGGAGTTGATTCACATGAGCATTTTCGACGGTCTCTTCCGTTCCAGAGACAAGCCCAGCAACCGCACGGCAGGCAGCGGCTATACGTTCTACATGGGCGGCAGCACCGCAGGCAAGCTGGTGACGGAGCGGTCGGCTATGCAGATGACGGCGGTGTATGCCTGCGTGAGAATTCTGTCAGAGTCAATCGCCAGTCTCCCGGTTCATCTCTACCAGTATGAATCGGAGGGCAACAAGGCCAAGGCGGTAAAACATCCCCTCTACCGCATTCTGCATGATGAGCCGAATCCTGAAATGACCTCATTTGTATTTCGTGAAACGCTGATGACTCACCTGCTCCTCTGGGGCAATGCCTACGCGCAGATTATCCGAAACGGCAAAGGTGAGGTTATCGGACTTTATCCCTTAATGCCTAATCGCATGACGGTTGACCGGAACTCAAACTCTCAGATTATTTATCAGTACCAGATTCAGGACTCGGATGCGCACACAGGCAAGACCGGCAGTGTAACTCTAAAGCCATCCGAAGTACTGCATGTACCGGGACTCGGCTTTGACGGGCTTGTCGGGTATTCACCGATTGCCATGGCGAAAAATGCCATCGGACTATCCATTGCAACCGAGGAATACGGAGCACGGTTCTTTGCCAACGGTGCAACACCGGGAGGCATTCTGGAGTTTCCGGGAACGGTGAAAAATCCTGAATCAATCCGCGAAAGCTGGAATAAAGGTTTTTCAGGTAACAATGCCCATAAGGTTGCGATACTTGAGGAAGGCATGAAATACACGCCCATTTCCATTTCACCGGAGCAGGCGCAGTTTCTTGAGACCAGAAAGTTTCAGATTGATGAGATTGCGAGAATTTTCCGAGTGCCGCCTCACATGGTGGGAGATCTTGAGAAATCAAGCTTCAGCAACATCGAACAGCAGTCACTCGAGTTCGTGAAATACACCCTGGAGCCGTGGATTATCCGCTGGGAGCAGTCACTTAACCGGGCACTTTTGTCTGAGACCGAAAAGCCTGACTATTTCGTGAAATTCAATGTAGACGGGCTCCTTCGAGGTGATTATCAGAGCCGCATGAACGGCTATGCCATTGCCCGTCAGAACGGCTGGATGTCAGCCAATGATATTAGAAGTTTAGAGCAGCTTGATCTCATTCCGGATGAGCTTGGCGGGAATCTGTATCTCATCAACGGAAACATGACCAAACTGCAGGATGCAGGAATTTTTGCAAACAAGGAGAACAACAATGAAAAAGTTCTGGAAGTGGAAGAACCAGACGGAGCCGGAGAATCCGGGGAATCAAAGCCAAAGCACTCAGACCCCGGAAAGAACCCTGTTCCTGAACGGCACCATCGCTGAGGAAAGCTGGTTTGACGATGACGTAACACCACAGCTTTTCAAAGACGAGCTTATGAATGGTTCTGGAAATATTACGGTCTGGATTAACTCTCCCGGCGGTGACTGTGTGGCTGCCGCTCAGATCTACAACATGCTGATGGAATATCCCGGTAACGTCACCGTGAAGATTGACGGTATTGCCGCCTCGGCTGCCTCGGTAATCGCCATGGCAGGAACCAGGGTAATGATGAGCCCGGTTTCCATGCTGATGATCCATAACCCGATGACCATGGCCTTTGGCAACTCGGCAGAAATGCAAAAAGCCATCGACATGCTCGGAGAGGTCAAGGAATCCATCATCAATGCTTATGAGCTTAAAACCAGTCTCAGCCGCGCCAAACTCTCAAGGCTCATGGATGCGGAAACCTGGATGAATGCTAACAAGGCTGTAGAGCTCGGATTTGCAGATGCAATTCTTGAGCGAAGCGCAGAGCCTGAGAATGTGTCTGAAACGGCTGCCGCTACAGCATTTTCCAAGGCTGCGGTAACGAACTCCCTCATGGAAAAGCTGTCTGTCCGATGCCGCATCTCAGCTAAACCAACCGAACCGAAACCAACCAATACTGAACGCTCCGTCGCTGATTTGATGGAGCGTCTTAACCTTATCAGAAACTAAACCAGGAGAATTTATGACTACTGTAAACGAACTTCGTGAAAAGCGAGCAACTGCATGGAATGCCGCTAAGGCCTTTCTTGAATCCCGTCGTACCGACAAGGGAACTCTTACCGCTGAGGACGATGCCACCTACACCCGCATGGAGCAGGACATTACCGATTTGAGCAAGGAAATCGCCAGACTTGAACGACAGGAGGCAATTGATGCAGAACTTTCCCGTCCCGTTAATCAGCCCCTTACATCAAAGCCTGCCTCTGTATCTCCTGCTACTGACTCTGTGGTAAAGCGCGGTCGTGCCTCTGATGAATACAAGGCAGGAATGCTTAAGGCTCTGCGCTCCAACTTCAAGCAGGTTTCCAATGTTCTGCAGGAAGGCGTGGATGCTGATGGTGGTTACCTGGTTCCGGAGGAATATGACTCCCGTCTTATCGATGTACTTACCGAAGAAAACATCATGCGCTCTCTGGGTAACATCATTACCACCTCCGGCGAACACAAGATTAACATCGCCGCTACCAAGCCAGCGGCCGCTTGGATTGAGGAAGGCGGTGCGCTCTCTTTTGGTGAGGCTACCTTTGATCAGATTTTGCTTGATGCCCATAAGCTTCATGTGGCCATCAAGGTAACCGAGGAACTTCTCTACGATGCCCAGTTCCCACTGGAAAACTACATCATTGACCAGTTCGGTAAGGCTCTCGCCAACGCTGAGGAGGATGCATTCCTGAACGGTACCGGTCGTGGTCAGCCACTCGGTCTCTTTGCAGAAACCGGTGGCGGAACTGCAGCTCTTTCTGCTGCATCTGTAACTGCCGACCACCTTATGCAGCTTATTTACACCTTAAAGCGTCCATACCGCAAGTCTGCAAAATTCATTATGCATGACAAGCTGGTGGCTGCCATCAGACAGCTTAAGGACAATAACGGCGTGTACCTCTGGCAGCCGGCACTGACTTCCGGTGAACCGGATAAACTCCTGGGATACGATGTGTACACCTCACCGTTCTGTCCTGAAGGCAAGATTGCTTTCGGTGACTACAGCTACTACAACATCGGTGACCGCGGTACCCGCTCCTTCAAGCAGTTAACTGAGCTCTTTGCAGGTAACGGCATGATTGGCTATGTGGCCAAAGAGCGAGTGGACGGCAAGCTGATTCTGCCGGAGGCGGTGCAGATTATGACCATCACCGGCGGTAAGACCGTGAAACCCTAAAGCTCCATAACGGAGCTTTTTTTATGCCTTCATTTAGCTGAGTTTTTCTCTGCTGATGGAGGCTTTTTGGAGTTTTGACATGAGCATTACCCTCAAGGAAATGAAAAACTATCTGCGTGTTGACGGCACCGAGGACGATACGCTGATTCGCTCCCTTATTGGCTCTGCAGAAAGGCTCTGCATGGATGTGATAAGAACTGATGACGTGAAGATTCTTTACGGTTCGAAGTACGGCAAGGCAGCAGTGATGTATGCGGTGAACTACATGTTTGAGCACAGAACCGAAGCTGACTTTAAGTCTCTTACGCTATCTTTACGCTCCATGCTGTTCGGCTCAAGACAGGAGGCATTCTGATGGAAACAGGAACGTTAAACGAACGTATACAGATTTATGAACCAAAGGCTGAAAGGAACCTTACCAGTCTTGATGACTACGAGCTTTCCGGTACAGTCTGGGCAAATGTACGTGCTGTGACAACCCGTGATCAGATGCGCTCCGGTGTCGATGTGCAGAGCGGGCAGATTACAGTTTTCATACGCTATCTTTCCGGCCTTTCGGATGACTGCCTAATCCGGTGGAATGACAAGTTTTACGGCATCGATAATCTGTCTCCCGATAAGCATAAGGGAGAAATTCTGCTTGGCTGCAGCTATTCAGGGTTTAACGATAATCAGAGGATTACCACATGATTTCAATCAGTGAAATGAAAGCCAAGGTTAAGGCTCTGGTGGAAGACATCACCGGGCAGAAAGCCTACTTTGACATTGTTCCGAATAACGTTAAAACCGCATCGCTGATAACCAGACAGGCTACCGAGTTTTCTGGCAGAACCGTTGACGGCGATGCCCATGATGTGCGGCATGGCTTTGAGATTTTTATTTTCTCGTTTGTAAGTGCAGACACCTGTGATGCTATTACGGACCGGCTGGTGGCTGCCACTGACGGTAAATACTCAGAGGATTTCCGGCTCATCATGGTAAACAGCATAACACCAACGGAGTACGACCCCGAGGTGGGATTCTGGGGCAATGCGGTAAGTATGGAGTTTGTTGAACGATGATTAAAGCAGACACCTCCGGTGCTGATGTTCTTGCAGAAAAGCTCAAAGGTCTGCCAACAAAACTTCAGACCAAAATCAGCCGTGTAATTCTGAAGGAGGCTCTCAAGGAAACCGGAGCAAGAGAAGAACTTACAGGTTACATCAGCACCCACTTTAAAGCCCATACCGGCATCTACCGCAAATCTGTATCCGGCATCAAATCATCAAGAGTACGTTCAGACCCTAACCGCATTATCTCGTACATACATTTTCTGCCGGTGAGTAAGGTCAAAGGCGGCAAGGAAGGCAAAAAGTCTCATATTCCACCAAAGACTCTCAATCACTGGCTTAATGCCGGTACCCGGGATCACACTGTCGGTAAAGGCTCAAGTCTTGAAGGCAACAAGGTAATTCAGCAGCTTATTGCCAACAAATATCAGATTGCAATTAACAAGGCCAGACTCAATCTCGCATCTGCCAAAACGCAGAAACAGCGGGAGCGATATCAGGCCATGATGGAACGCAATACAAAAAAGCTTGCTGCGGTTAAGGCTAAAGCTACGAAAAAAGCCAGTCAGCATGGTGGCAAGGTTAAGGGCATCACCGCCCGTCATTTTATTGAAGCGATTCAACGCAGGGTAGATCAAAACGCAGTGGCCATTGTGGTTCAGCAGGTTGAAACCTCTATGGCCGATTTATTGAAATAGGAGAAAACAGAAATGGCTAAACATACACAGCTTTACGATTACAAGGCAAAGGAGCCGGTACTTCTCGGAGGTACTCATTCCCAGTTCTCAACCGATGATGGAGTTACCTGGCTGCCGCTTAAAGGAGCTCAGGAGCTCGGGGATATCGGTGACATTGCTGAATCCGTGGAATGCACCACCATTGATGATGACAGAAAGGTTTACTGTGGCGGTTTGAAGGATTCTGCTGAAAAGGAACTCACCATCTATTACTACGATGATGACGCCGACCAGCAGGCTCTTATTGCTGCCGCTGAGGCACAGCAGACAGTCCGCATCCGCCATCAGTGGCCTAACGGTACCAGGGCAACCTATGACCTTAAGCTTCTCGGTTATCAGATTATGTCCGGCTCTGCTGATGGCTTTATGCAGCTTAAGGTATCCGGCAGACAGGCATCTGATGTTGTCTGGTCGAATGCCGATGTAGCTGAACAGACACAGACAGATGAACAGGAAGGAGAATAACCATGTCTTATTTAGATCAAATCAAAGGACTGAAATTCAAAGTCAGCAAGGTAACCGTTGATGGTGTGGACTTTTATCTGCGTGAGCTTTCCGGCAAGGCACGTCTCGACTTTGAAGGCGAGAAAGATTTACAGCTTCGTGTCCTTAAGATGATGCATGCATCCCTCTGTGATGCCGACGGCAACCTCACCGAAAAGCCGGAGGACTTCGAAGCCTTTATGGAATCAGTGCCGAACAAGGTACTGCTCCAGCTCGTTAATGCCTTCTCGGCTCTTAACATCACGGGTGAAACACACCTAAAAAACTAATCCGGGGCAGTTTTACTTTCAGACTGGCGGTGAGAATTGCCCGGGAGCTTCACCGCCCAATCTCAGAAGTTCTGGAATACCCCACCACCGAGTTCAACTACTGGGCGGTGGTTTTTCAGGAGGAATACTTTGAGGCGCATCCGAAAGAGAGGTACAGATATGGAATGAGCAATGAGGATTGTACAAAAGAGGTTGAGAAGTTTAAGCGAATGATGAGAAGACGATAAATACCGATGACATAAAATGCATATCGGTTTAATACTTTGCGGATAAACGTCAGATAAATGTTGAATAATCCGCGTATAGTCGTTAAATTAGATGGCAGAAAGTAAGGTTTTGACATCAGCACCTTTTAAGTTCAATTGCATATCACGGATCAAAATTCAGTGCTGTGCTAAAATGGGGATGTCATGAAGTTTGGAGAGATTAAGTGTTATGGGCAATATTCTGAATCCTGGTAACGATAACAGCTTTATCAGACTGGTTAAAGCGAAAGATACCAGAGTGTTTGTTGATAAAACGGATTTTATTGAAAAAACCAATGCACTATTTAATACCGATGGAAATCTCATCGCTGTTACCCGTCCCCGCAGATTTGGAAAAACCGTAACTGCGCATATGCTCTCAGCGTATTATTCCAAAGGGTATGCCGGACAAAAGATATTTGACGGTTTGAAAATTTC